CGCATCAATGTCTTCGCCACGTTTGAGTGTTACTTGGAATAACTCCATGTTACGCCTCCAGTTGTAGTATGTTTAGAGATACCTGCACTGTGCTTGTGCTACCACTTTTGTTTGTAACCCTACACGGTATATTTGATGTTGTAAAATTTTCTAGGTTAAATCCATAAGCACCTGGGCTTATAATAACTGCACCTGTACCTGTTGTGATAACTTCTGCAATAAGTCCTGCGTCTGATGTAGGATCAACACCCTCTGCTCTTGAAACGTCTGCTGTTCTTGTTGCCGCATTTACATACAATCTTACACGAGCCGCTCTGTCTGTTGTGATAGACAGTAGTGCGTATGATTTAAATCCTGTGATGTCTAAGTCTGCTTCAGCACCATCTACTAAACTTGAAGTTTGGTTTGTTCTTATGACTCTGCTTTGTGAGCCACCACTACTAATATCACTTAGTAGTGCTACAGTACCGTCTGCATCTGGTAAATTAATTGTTCTGTCTGCTGTTGGATCTACAGCTTGTAATTTAGTTTCAAAGTTATCAGCAGTTGCGCCTTCAAAACTAATACTAACAATACTGTTGATGTTTGGATCTAGTTCTAGTGTAACGTTGTTTGCGGCAATGCCTGCATTAATTTGCCCAGTTGTTCCTAAGAATGTTAGTGTTTCTGTTGCAGTATTAAAAGTGTGTGTGCCAGTATTACCTGCAAGCGCAAACGTTCCGCCACCACCTGATACTGTTGTGAATGTAAATCCGCCACTACCGTTCGTGGTTAATACCTGTCCGTTCGTTCCGTCCGTTATACTTAAATCTGTGAGAGCGGCGGGTATACTTGGAGCACCTGTTAAGGAACCATACGCTCCATCAAAAAATGTATCTGTAATTCCGTACCCTGCTATTGTAGTTGGTTTGCCTGTTAAACTTGCAAATGTCTGTGCTGGCACACTTGTTAAGTATGAACTTAAATCAGGCGGTGTGTATGTAAACACACCTGAACTATTATTATATGATAAACTTGGAGTTCCACTTGCTGACGCTGTAGTTACACTTAAATCTGATAGTGCAACACCACCTGATTGTGACACCCACGCATAGTCACTGCCATTCCAACTTAGTACTTCATTGTTACTTGCTGAACCTGTATTTAAATGTGTGTCAACATCTGCATTATCATATCCGTCTGTGATTCCATAACCAGCAAGTGTAGTTGGCTTACCTGTCAGACTAGCAAATGACTGTGCTGGAACACTTGTTAAGTAACTTGATAAATCTGGAGGAGTATATGTAAAAACACCAGTTGTATTGTTATAACTTAATCCTGCTGTGCCAGCACTTGCTGTGGTTACACTTAAACTTGTAAGGCTAATATCATTTGCATCACTTGTTTCTAATGCACTGACTCTTCCGTTTAAATCTGTAAAGTTATTATCTAGTTCTTGAAACGTTAATTCGCTTCCTTTTGTTAATCTTAATGTAATCGCCATGGTTTCTTCCTATTTCGCTACATATCCTGATGCTACATAACCTGTGGTTGCATAACCTTCAGTTTCTAATGCATTATCTGGTTTCGCAGGTACTACTTTACTCATTGGTTGTAGTGCGTCAAATTCTCTATCGTCGAAAATGCTAGTGCCATTTTCAAAAATGTAATCACTGGCATTGTAAGTTTTGTCTGTCCAAGTTTGTTCAGTTACATTATCATACAATCTATGCCACTTGTTTCCTCTGCGTACAAACATTCTGTTTGGACTAAAGTCATTTCTAATAAAATAATCACCTTCATTTGCAGTAGTTGGAAATTGATCTCCGCTAGCAATTGTCTCGCCGTGGTTGTATGAATTATCTTGATTAACAATACCACCACTTGTTGCATGATCATAACCAAATAAATGATCTACTAAACTTGTACCTGTTGGATCTTCTGCATCAGCTGCAGCTACTATTGCATCACTGATATTAAATTCTGATTTATATGTACTAAGATCATTTTTGAGACTGTTAGCATCACTACTATCGCCAAGTATATCGTAGTATTCCTGGCTGTCTGTTAGCGGACTTAATTTTACACGCCAAATATGTGGATACCACGTTTGACTAAATCCTTCTGCACCTCTGTTTGCATCATTTACAACATAATATTTGTTGATTGCTTTTTTATTAGCAGTTAATAATAACGAATCTCTGAGATGAGGTAATTCTAATACATCACCGGGCATTAATCTTCTGCCCATTATCTCTACCATTTCATTCATGTGAAATGTCATATACAATTGATCGTTACTGAGAAACAATCCAAACTGTGTCAGATCAAAGTCTGTATCTTGTACATTGTATACACCACGCATTTCGTATACATCTGGATCATACTTGCGATCTCTATTTTCTAAGAACAGCAAGTCTTGTATTTTTGTTTCATTAATAATACCGTCAATATTGATAAACTCTCCACTTAGTGGATCTACTTCCCTACCGTCTACGTAATTGGGTTGACTGGGATCATTCTTATCTCCGAGATTAGCTGGACCTACATATTTGTGTACATGTACACCTGTGCCTCCAATACTAAACTGTTCACGGATATTCCTATCCATGTAGTGATAGTCATTTGTTTTTGTCGGTTTGTATAAACTTAAACGTGGCATATGTATATTTAGCTGGATCTAGTAGGTTGACAAATAAGTAAAAGGTGTTATTATTGTTATGTAACAGATAGGAGATAGTCATGGCGAAGAGTGTAACAAAGCGTAAAAAGCCTAGAGCACAACGTAGAGCAAACGCATGGGATCAGCTTCCATTGGACAAAGGATGGCATGCTGTACAGTATCATATACACTATCTAATAGAAAGCAAAGAGTGGCTTACTAAAGTTAAAACATATATCAAAAACAACTATGATAAAACAGTAGTTGCAAATATCAACAAACTTCCAGACTGGAAAGTTGGCGGTAAAAGTCATTATGCTACTGCCGCACATTTTGAAGAATATGCGCCTGACAGAATACATCCTGCGTATGTGGGAAGATTAGACAAGTGGATTAACGAGCTTTCAGAAGAAGGCGCTAAAGTTGTTGAACTTAAAAAAGCAGAAGACAAGAAGAAAAAACAAGTACACGTACCAACTATTCAAGAACGGCTTGAAGAAGCAACCATTGACAAAATGGAAGAGTTTGACCAATGGGAAGATGACTGGATGCGTGATAGCAAAAACAATCCGTTGCTCAAAAAGAATCCCCTCAACTACTTTAAAAAGTATGAGATGAATCTAGGACATCTACGTTTTGTAACGGAATTTTACAAAGGGCAATGGGAAGAGCTACAAGAGCTTAACAACTTGCCAACGCCTAAGAAGCGTAACGATATGCAACAGCAACTTGCAGAAGGTTACGAAACTTATAGCAAAAAAGAAATCAAAGAACTAACAGACTTTTACAAGCGACTGTTTGATGCTATTGAAATTGTCAAAGCAGAGAAAAAGCAAACTCGTGCAGTTCGTAAACCCAAAGTTAAGAGTGCTGCAGAGCTTGTTAAAAAGCTCAAGTTCAAGCCAAGCGATAGTGATTTTGGAATTGCTAGTATTAATCCAGCAGACATTATTGATGCAACTGCATTGGTTGTGTTTAACACAAAGAACCGTAAGTTGGGCATATACTTTGCAGATGATCATGCACAGTTTAAAGTCAAAGGAACTTCGTTATTGTTCTTCGATGAAACACGCAGTGTACAAAAGACAGTGCGTAAACCAAATGAAGTGTTGCCAAATTGGAAAAAGGTAACCAAACACAAACTAAAAACACAGTTTGGATATCTCAAAACAACTGAAACAAAACTAAACGGAAGATTCAATGCTGATACGATTATCTTAAAAGCCTTCAAGTAATAAATACTTGTATGGCATTAAAAGATGATATGATCAAAGAAATAGAACTACGTTTAGGTGGTCAGATGGTTGATGTTGAACTCGACCCTGAGCATTATGACTTGGCTATTAAGAAAAGTTTTGAAAAATATAGACAGCGCAGTGAGAACAGTGTTGAAGAAGCATTTGTCAAACTTGAACTAGTCAGAGAAGTAAGTGAGTACACATTGGATGCAGATGTTATTGATGTATTTGATGTGTATAGACGTAGCAGTGGTACACTAAACAGTGCAAGCGGCGGTGACATTGAACCGTTTGAAACTGCATACTTGAACAACTATCTATTGTATAGTGGAAGAGCAGGCGGAATGGCAGTATACGATGCACTTGCTCAACACAGAGAAACACTAGGTAAAATGTTTGGAGAAAATTACACGTTCACTTGGAACACTGTAACCAAAAAACTATTGTTGCACAGAAAAGTTAAAGCAGACGACACAGTGTATATACATGCATATAAACAACGCAGTGATGAAGAACTATTGCAAGACACATATTGTATGCCATGGATCAAAGACTATGCACTAGCACATGCTAAACTAATGCTAGCAGAAGCACGTGGCAAGTTTAATACTATTGCAGGTCCACAAGGCGGCACAAGTTTAAATGCTGATGCATTGCGTATGGATGCACAAGCAACAATCGACAAACTAGAAGATGACCTCAAATATTATGCAGAAGGCCAAGCTGGTTTGGGCGTTATTATCGGTTGACAAAATTGCCTGATCCTATTATTATATAAACATGAAATTAAAATTACTAGTAATTGGCCATGGGCGACATGGCAAAGATACTGTCTGTGAGATTCTCAGAGACAAGTATGGTTATAGTTTTGAAAGCAGTAGCAAGTTCTGCTCAAAACTTTTTATATATAATGATCTTAAAGAAAAGTATAGCTACACAAACGAAGAACAATGCTATGCAGATAGACACAATCACAGACAAGAGTGGTATGAAGCTATTTGCGACTACAATATACCAGATCCTGCTACACTAGGCAGAGAAATGTTTCAAGAATATGATATCTATTGTGGGTTGCGAAACAAAAAAGAATTCCATGCTATGAAAAATACAGGCGTGTTTGATTATTGTATATGGGTTGATCGTAGTGATCACTTACCACCAGAGAATAAAAATAGTATGAGTTTGGAACAATGGATGTCTGATTATACAATTGATAATAACGGTACATTGCAAGACTTAGAATTTAATGTGCAACAACTTATAGGACATATTGATCCTTATAGTGTGTCAGAATAATTAAGTACTAGGTTAACCTCTATATCCCCCCTGATATATAGTCACTCTGGTAAATACTACTAGCAACCAATTCAATAGAGGAGAATGCAATGGCGTTAGTATCACCAGGTGTTCAGGTTAGTGTAGTAGATGAAAGCGCCTATGGCGCACCAGGTGCTGGTACAGTACCACTACTATTAGTAGCCACAAGAACAAACAAAACAGATCCTACTGGTAGCGAAGCAGACGGTATTGCCAAATATACTAAAACAGCCCAAGCTGGTAACGTAATTAAAGTTACTAGTCAGCGTGAGCTAACACAGTTTTTTGGTAACCCAACGTTTACTACTGTAGGTACAGCAATTACACAAGGCAGCGAGACCAGTGAATATGGTCTAATGGCTGCATACAGTTATCTTGGTCAAGGCAGTCAAGCGTATGTAGTACGTGCAGACGTTGATCTTGCTCAACTAGAAACAACAACCACAGAGCCAACAGCGGCTTATAGTACAGCAAATGGTCTATGGTTAGACACAGATGCAAGTAAATTTGGTATCCACCAATGGAACAGCACCACTAATAAGTGGGAAGAAAAAACTCCAGCAGTACAAATTAATGTAGACGATGGCACAGATGTAGGCGGCGATGTACACACACCAAGTGGTGCAAGTGCAGCCACAAACGGTACATTCTTAGTTGTTGTTCATGTTGATAACGAAACAAGCACAAGTGCAGCTCGTCAAATGAGTATTGAATACTTTTATGGCGTAGGCGGCGCATGGGAAGTAATGGACAGTGATGCAGACATGACAGGCGCAGTTGGCGTATCATATGCACCTCACTACACAGCTCCTTCAAGCCCAGCAGCTAACGATGTTTGGATTAAAACAACACGCCCAGGCAATGGTTTAAATCTTGCAATTAGTCGTTACAATGCAACAAGTTCAGCATTTGCTACAGCAACAGTACAAGGTGTAACAAGCACACAAGCAGATGGCGCTGGCGCTATTGGCGACTTTGTACCACAAGATGGTTCAAGTACAACTGCTCTTACATCAAGTAGTGCTACAGTTGGAAACTTATTACTTGACCAACAAGCCAATACTAAAGCAACTATTGCTGTCCGTGAAGTAGTAACTGGCGGCGCAGTAGGCGATTTGACTGCACCAGCAGTGCTTGCACAAGCTGCAACACCAACTGCTACAGCGGCATCGGGTACATACTGGTTTGATAACACAATCAACAGTTTGGATCTATACAAAGTAAACAGTGGTAACTACACAACAACTAGTGCAACATATGGCACAACTGCTCCAACAGGACCAAGCAGTGGTGATGTTTGGGTTGACACAACACTAGCAGGTGAGAACCAAGCTAATGAACGTGCTTATCCAATGATAAAAGTGTACAACGGTTCAAGTTGGATCACACACAGTAACACAGACCAAACAAATACAACAGGTGTATTGTTTGCTGACATTACTGATACAGCAGCTGATGCATCTAACAGTGGTAATGCTACTACTATTAGTGGTGCACCAAATGCAGCAGTTTATCCAAATGGAATGATTGTTGTAAACATGGCACAAAGTAAAAACACAGTGCGCAGTTGGAACGGCACAGCATGGAGAAATGCAGCGGCTAATCATGCAGATGGTAGTGGTGCATTTGGTAGATTTGCACAACGCAAAGTTATCGCAACAGCAATGCAAGCAGTAGCGGCAGGTACAGATCTCAGAGACCCAAGCAACAGATTTAGCTTAATTGCTGCACCAAACTATCCTGAGCTAGTAGACGAAATGGTAACATTGAACAGTGACAGAGGCGAAACAGCATTTATCATTGTTGATGCACCAATGCGTAAAAACCCAACTGACGTAATTAGTTGGACACAAAACACAGGTAGTGCAAGTGAAAATGGCGAAGATGGACTAGTAACAAACAACACTTACAGTGCAGTTTACTATCCAGCAGGTCAAACTTCAGAGCCATTAAATGGTAACACTGTAACAGTACCACCAAGTCATATGGCACTTTATACATTTGCATACAATGACAACATCAGCTTCCAGTGGTTTGCTCCGGCAGGCTTAACAAGAGGTGTTGTACAAAACGCAAGTGCAGTTGGACACATCACTACAGAGGGTGAGTTCAAAGCAGTTAGCCTTACACAAGGTCAACGTGATGCGATGTATACAGCCAAGCTAAACCCAATCACAACATTCCCAGGACAAGGAACAGTAATCTTTGGACAGAAAACACTGCACACAACTACAAGTGCATTGGACAGAGTTAATGTTGCAAGATTGGTAGCTTACCTAAGAGATCGTTTCGACGAACTAGCTCGTCCATTCTTGTTTGAAGTTAATGATACTCAAACACGTGAACGTGCTAAGATTGCGTTTGAAAGATTCCTTGCAGACATTCTCAGCCGCAGAGGTCTTAATGACTTTGCAGTTGTTTGTGATGAGAGCAATAACACTCCTGCAAGAATTGATCGTAACGAATTTTATGTTGATGTTGCAATTGAACCTTCAAAAGCGGCAGAA